GAAAAAATTAGAAGAATGGTGTGCCGACCCTTCTCGTAATTTACCATCAGATAGTTTATATGCACAATTGCTTTTTATCAATTATGAATTATTTGTTGTGCCAGAAGATTTTGGTTTAAAACCATTGCAAAATTCAAAAGATGCAGAAGAAGCAGCAGAGGTGTTTGCAAGAAAATATGAAAAACCTAAAACTGGAACTGGAACAATAGCCAAAAGAAAATCTACTGCAAAGGGATTATTAGAAGGATTTGAAGTATGATCGATAAAAATGAAATGTTGGCTTTTACCAGCCAATTTACAAATAGTTTATATCAGTCTGGTTATATTAGTGCTGGAGAAAAATTACAAGCAGATCATGCTGCAGTGCAAGCAGTAACAATACTTGATGAGGGTGTTACAAAGGGTGGCTTTAAGTCCTTAAATGGAAGTGTTATTGAGGGACAAACAGTAAGTGATGGTCCTATAATGACAAAATTAACTAATGATGGACCAGTAAAAATTGAGACCACTAATACAAAAACTGCATCACAAAGCGCAATAACTGGGAAATCATCTGGGAATGGTCAATTAAAAATTGCATTAGTACAAGGTAGTCCTGCTGCATTTAAATCTGTATTAAAAGGTGTAATGAAAGCACAAGATAGTCAAATCAAAAGTGTTTCATCAGAAACATCATCACAACCTAATCTTGTTGTAAATGCAATCGATAAAGATCAAAAAGCAGAATTATCAAAAGAAGTAAAGAAAACAGTTGCTGAAAATAATAGAAAATTAAATAATCCTATTGCATCTAATATTGATCCATTTGGTTCACTTGGTGGAAAATTTGGAAATTTATTTGCAACCATTGCTTCTGCAGTTTCTGGTGGTGAATCATTTAAAACTGTTGGTGAAGAATTAAAAGATAAAACAACAGAAATAATAGATCCTGTTACGGGACAAAAAACAAATCCAAACATTGTAAATGTTGATGGAACAACAAATATTAAAAATACGGTAAGCAAAAGTGCCATAGGTAATTCTGTTAGTAATTCTGATACACCATTTGATGCAATTGAAAACGGAAAGAAATTTGGAACAAAAAGTTACAAGTATGAGCCAGTTGATACAGCAGAAGAATTAGAATTAGAATTAAAAAAGTGTAATAGAGAATTAACAACTGTAGTAACTTCTTGGCTAGAATTTCCTATAAATTTCAATGGTACTTTAGAAAATTATAGTGATCTTATAAAGAAAAGAGATCAACAAGCACTAGATCAATTTAGTGGTGCATTTGGTACAGGTTCCAGTGGATTTTTTCAACAATTTTCCGGTATCATTAATTCGATTGATTTAGGTGTCCAAGAACATTATATCATTTTGAGAAATGGTAAAGTTTTTAGAGGTAGACCTTTAGCAAAACCTATTGCAAAAACCGAAGATACAAAATGGACAAAAGGTGTAATCAGTGTAGCATTTTGGGCCGGTTCAACAGAACCATTTGAAAATCCAAAATGGAGATCATATATGAGTATTAAATCAATATCTACAGAACAGTGGAAAGCATTTGATTTAATTACTGACACATTTCTTAAAGTTTTCCCAGGAGGTTCTGTAGTATCCTTAGATAAAATTAATAAAGAAAAAACTCCTAATCCAGGATTTGATGCAGCTGAATATGTAAAGAGTAAATTTGGTAAGGAAAATATTTACGATGATGAAGATTATGAATTGTATGAACCATATACTGCAGAAGAAAAAGTTGAGAAAAAACCTGCTACAGTAGTTACACCATCTATCGATCCTAGTGAAGTACCAAGTATTGCAGACCTTAATAAAAAAGCATCTGATATTGCAAATATAGATAATCTAACAGGACTTAAAAAGGATATTGATGCTGCACAAATATCCACAGATTATAATAATGCAATTTCCAATGCAAGTAATGCACTAAGACAAAAGGATGGTATAATTGGTGAGGCCATGAAAATTGGTACAGGATTATTAGGTGGATTTAGTAATGCTGCAAACTCAACAGAATCATCCTTAACAAGTGCATTAAATTCAGCACAGGGATTTAGACAAAAAGCAATAGATGCTGGATATACATATAATCCAGTTACAAAATCGTGGAATAAGTAATGGCTGAAAACGAAGATGATTTAGGACAAAATTTAGAAGATGGATTTAAAGATCCACGAAATGAATTTCCTAAAGTAAAATATTATAATAAACAATCTACAAATTTTGCTGCAAGAAACATACAGCAAAATGATTTGTATATTGGTGGTGGAGACATTGCGCTTAATCTAGGATTACAACCGCCAGCAGATACACAGTATCCTTTAAATCAAGTGAGGGAAACAGTTTCTGGTCACGTAACTGAAATTGATGATACTCCTGGTGCAGAAAGAATATTATTTAAACACCGTACTGGTGCTGGTGTTGAAATGCGCGCAGACGGTACTGTTATTGTAAGTTCAACTAATAATACAGTTCACATTACTGGTGGAGATCAAAAAGTAATTGTTGAAGGTGATGGGGAAATTGTATATCACGGTAATTTAAAATTAACCGTAAATGGTAATTTTGATTTAAATGTTGGAGGCGATTTTAATGTCACAACAGGTGGTGATAACATTGAAAATATTAAGGGTAGTTATAAACAAACTGTTGCAAATTCTCATGAAACAACTATCACAAAAAGTAAATCACAGTTTGTCGGTAAAAATACATCATCAACCACACTAGGAGATAACACTTCTGTTGTAAAAGGTGAAAATAATAATTATACACAAGGTGATCACAATTTGTTTGTTGGTTATATTGATCCGGATGATGGATCGAATGTTAGTTCTCTTCGTATGACCGCTGCAGATGAAATCCTAATTTCATCCGTTAATGTAAATATATTAGCAGATGATTTAACGGCTGTAGGTGATGAGGGTGTTATTGGGGGTGATAATATTATTATGCACAATTATAATATGTACACAGGTCATTCAGTAGATATTGGGGATACAGTAACAGTTCCTACAATTTATAACGTTACACAAGTAACAACCGGGCACATGAATATACCTGTTGTATATGGAGATTTACAAGGGACTGCAACACAAGCAATTAATGCTGATACTGCACATAGTCAATCATATGGTGATTTCCATGGTGACGTTGGATCATCTCCTGGTTATACAGCTGCAACTGATACCACTGCTGATATTGCGGTTGATGCCACAACACGAGTACAAGGAGGCACAAATTCAACAACTGCAGTAACAAGAGTTGATGAAGCCGAAGCACTCTCATATTTGTATGAAGGTGATAGAGGTATCCGTGATGTAAATATTGATTATGGTGGTGAAATGTTAGATACTGTAGATAAATCCAGACCATACGATAATATTAGCCAACGCAAATTAACTACTCCAGAAATTAGATCAAAATTAAGAGATCCAAATACTCTTAGAAATGAAACGTTTATTAATGCTCAAATATTGGAAGGTAAATTATCATCCGATTATATTAATCCAGTGCCGCCATACGGATATGGTCGTGTAGTAAATAAAGGCACTACCCCAATTCGTGGTTCTAAAACTTTACCGAATAGTGATATTACAAAGAGAGTTGTATAATGGCTATATTTCAAGTTGCAAATGAATATAATCCTGAATTTCAATCCAAAATTACTAATAAAACAAAATTAGCAATTGGTGTTACCATGGCTAAATTTTTGGGTGGTTACGGTTCTGCAAGTAATATGAATCACATTTCTGATGACAATGAAAGAATGAAAATTGCAAAACAATACACTATGCAAGCAAATGTTATGAGAAAGGTAATGACCAATCAATCAAAATTTAATGAATATAGATTGGTAGTTGCAGAGGGTTTATATAAAAAAGCTCCAAATGAAACAATTGAAATTGATAGTATCAATGATCTAAAAAGTAAAGGTAGAGCTGTTGTTTATGAATTAAGAGATTTAAATGGTAATATTGCACATGAAAAAACATTTGATCTGGCAGTATATTTAAAAGATAATTTAGAATTTGAAAAAATGATTTTATCATACGACTCATATAATCCAGATAGATCCATTGTAACACAACTTATTATTATTATGCCTGAAATTATCCCTGCCTGGACTGTAACGTATAAAAACGAAATTCAAACAATGTATAATAATAATGTTCAGACCAATGGTGAATTGGTTGAGATTTTGAATAAATAGTGACAGGGATAAAAAATGGCTAAAGCTTTTTCAATTGAGGATGGAAATCAAAATAGCGCTACTTTAGTAGGAGCTAGAGGTAGATCATATAATGATATAGATCTTGCTTTTATTGAAAAGCCTTCTGGTGATTTATATAAGAAAACACAAGCAGCTGCTGTTAAACAGGCTGTTAAAAATCTTTTAATGACTGGTGAAGCCGAAAAACCTTTTAATCCATCATTTGGTGGGAATTTAGGAACTGCTCTTTTTGAATTAGATACAGAATATGATGCTAGAGATTTATCTGATAGAATTTATAATACCATTGAATTACACGAACCAAGAGCTAAAGTATTAAATATAGATATTAAAACTATATCCGACAGAAACCAATTAAGTGCTTCAATTACATTTGAAGTAGTTAATATTGGAGAAACGGTAACTATAGACATAAACCTAACGAGGCTTAGATAAATGGTACACGTCAATGCATCTGATCTAGATTTTGAACAGATTAAAAATAAGTTAAAAACTTATCTGAGACAAAAACCGGAATGGACAGATTACGATTTTGAAGCCTCTGGGTTATCAAATATTTTAGATGTATTAGCTTATAATACACACTTGAATGCATTAACAGCCAATTTTGGTATTAATGAATCATTTCTTAATACAGCACAATTAAGAAGTTCGGTTGTTTCGCATGCTGAAAATTTAGGTTATGATATTAGATCAAGGACTGCTGCAAAAGGATTAGTAAATTTATCAGTTAATTTAAGTGGTGTTGTAAATAGACCTGCAGCAATATCATTACCTGCTGGAACTTCATTTACTGCACAAGTAGACGGTACCACTTATACCTTTAGAACAATTGAAAGCTATATTGCTAAGGATGTTGGAGCGGGTATTTATAGATTTACAACTGCAAATGGTTCATATGATATTCCAATTTATGAAGGTACTCAAAAAACTAAAACATTTTTTGCACCGGATAAATCTGAAAGACAAATTTATGTTATACCAGATGTAAATATAGATAAAAATACAGCTGTTGTAAGAGTATATGATAATGCATCATCTTCCAATTTTGTTAATTATTCTCCTATTAAAGATGCTGTACAAGTCAACGAAAACTCAACTTTATTTGCAATTAAAGAAGTACCAAATGGATATTATGAATTAAACTTTGGTGATGGTATTTCATTTGGTAAATCACCAGATGCCGGTAATAAAATTGTTGTAACATATCTTTCAACAAAAGGGCCAGCTGCAAATACTGCTAGTGGTTTCATTCCATCAAACCAATTAACTGTAAGTGGAATTAACTATAATATTGCCACTACGACCGTAGCAGTAGCTACGGGCGGTGCTAATAAACAATCAATGGAATCCATTAAACAGTTGGCTCCATATGCATATGCATCACAACAAAGACTTGTAACATCACTAGATTATAAAGCAATTATTCAAAGTAATTACACAGATGTAGAAGATGTTGCGGTTTGGAGTGGTGATCAAAATATACCAGTTGATTATGGTAAAGTTTTTGTTTCATTAAAATTTGCAAGTGGAACTCCAGTTTCAACACAAACTGCAATTAAAAATAGTATTGTAACAAACTTTACTTCCAATCTTTCTGTTATGTCTATTAAAACAGAATTTATAGACCCAATTAATGTATTTCTTGAATTAAATACCGAATTTAATTTTGATCCAGCATTAACTGGCGATACTGTTCAGGCAACTGAAACACAAGTATATAATTTCCAAAATTCATATTTAACTACAAATCTAAATAAATTCGATTCTGTATATCGTAGGTCAGTAATTGCAAGTGAAATAGATTCTTTATCGCCAGCAATTTTATCATCTAGAGTTGAAGTAAAAGCACAACTAAGATTTATTCCTACATTAAATGTTTCCACTCAACATGAACTTAAATTCCCAATGAGGATTGCTGTACCAGATGATATTGAAAACACAGTTGTATCTACTACGTTTGAATATGGTGGTGTAGTTGGTCAATTAAGAAATAAATTAAATAGCAGAACATTGCAAATATATGATCTAGATGGAAATGTTTTAGCAGATAACGTAGGTGAATATAATCCTACAACTGGAATTGTAAATATTATTGGCTTTAAACCTCAAAGATTATTGTTTGGTGTTAACTATATTAAATTATCTGTAAAACCAGAGAACGAAGCAACAATAAAGCCTTTAAGAAATTATGTGTTTTCTATTGATGCATCAAAATCATCATCAACTGCAATTATTGATCGTCAAACAACAACGTTGGAAATAGATGTCTAATAGTGAAACATTAAGAGATTACAACCGTCTTGGTGTGAATTTTAGAAAAAGTTCAATTCAAGAAGTACTCCCTGAATATTATCAAACCGATTATCCAAATTTAATTTCATTTTTGGAAGGTTATTATGATAATTTGGATTCAGATGAAATGCCAGGTGGTATCATTAATGAACTGCAAACTATTAGAGATTTTGAAGATACAGATTTAGAAAAATTAGATCTTTTATTTAATGAACTTGCCCTTGGTATTTCAAGTGATAAAGTTCAAAAGCCAAGAGAAGCAATTAGAAACTTTGGTAATTTTTTTAGAGTAAAAGGTACTATTTTTTCTGCAGAAGGTTTCTTTAGAGCATTTTTTAATGAAAACGTTGAAGTCGTTTATCCTAAAGATAAATTATTTACAATAGGTTCTTCGACAATTGGTACAGATGATGGATATATTACACAAGATGGTGCCATAAATCAAATATTTTCCGTTTTAATTAAATCTCCAATTTCATTTGCTTTTTGGGAAGAATTATATAGAAAATTTGTGCATCCATCTGGATTTTATCTTTCCGGTAAAGTTGTATTGGAAGGTATTCCCGATCCAATCGAAATTACCGTAGACGAATCTGTTCCAGATCCATTTAAAAATATTAAATTTGTTACGGAAACTGCTATATTAGATAATCAGCTTGGTGCTGGTGAAGCAAGTCACCTAAATAATCATTGGATTGGTAGTTATGTTTCTGGTAGTGGTCACATTAACATACCACAATTTAGAACAAATCCATATAGACTATTAGAACACTTTACTGATTCTGCAGTTGCTGCAAGTGTTGGTAATAGAGTTTATACTTCACTTGCCAATTTGGGTTCTGCATATAAGAATCTAAAGGAACTTACAGATTATGGTATACATTGGTCAAGTGCATTTGATTCGAATGGAACAGGCCTTACTTTTGATAATACATATGAAAAACTGGATCAGGCAGAATTTGAAACATATGCTTCTTATGTTTCAGGCCCAGGAAATTATGTTGCTTCTGGATATATTCCATTAATTATTAAATCATAATTCATTAAAAACATTATAAATATAGAGTAACTCTACTGTAGGATATAAAATGGCTAGAAAAATTATTAATACTGGTTCATACGCGAATGACGGCGCTGGTGATGATTTAAGAACAGGCGCTACCAAAATTAATGATAACTTCCAGGAACTGTATTCAGCTGTTGATAACATTTCACTTGCAACAACTGGTGTTGCAGTTGCTAACGGTATTGGTTATGGTTATTATGGTATTATGTTTGATGGGTCTACACAGGATTCATTTGGTACTGCAACAAGATTGGTTCCAGAAGATCCAACACAAATCAATACAATTACCTTAAGAGATAGTAGTGGCGAAGTTGCTTTTGTAGATGATATTGGTAGAATTATTAACCGAAATTATATCTTGAATATCAAAAATTCTGGTTATGAATTAAAAGATGAAAATGAAATCCTACAATTAATTTATGCTAATTCTATTGATTCTGCTAGAGCTGTTGCAATTACA